AAAAACTAAGCGAATCTAAGAAAGGTAGAATACTTAGTGAAGAAACACGTAAAAAAATGAGTGAAAGTCAGTTAGGCAGAAATAGGTATCCTTTAACTGATGAACACAAAAAGAAAATAAGTGAATCAATGAAAGGATTAAAACAATCTATTGAAACAAAAGATAAAAGAAGTAAATCATTAATGGGAAGAAAAAGAAAACCATTTACTTTAGAACATAGAAAAAATTTGAGCGAGGCACGTAAAAAGAGAATCGCATGATTGGCACTATTAATATAACTATTTCGAGATGTACTACCGGGATTTATTTACGGTGGTGGTACAACGGTTATCATTACTTTAATTTTACAAACGGTTACGAGATTACCATGTCAACCGAGAGTATGGGAACGCAGGTAACTAAAATGTTCTCACGCATATCAAAGGTTGAACGGCCAACAAAACTAAAAGCAGAATATTCCTATCAGATAACTCTCGAAGGTATAACAGCGGGTGATATCCCAGGATTTGAAAGTCTTCTCTTAGCTGAGAAAGTTGAACAATATGAATCAGGCGTATGGCGTGAAGTTAAAATAACAAGAGGCGAGCATGTAACAAAGGACGAGAACGCTCCGGGATATATTTTAAACTTTGAAATCACACGCAAAGAATTACCAAATACCCCGGCTGTATTTCAGAAGTCACAGCATCTTTATATTAATGATACTGAATGCGATCTTGATGAAGATGAAATTATCCCGATAAACAAACAAGTAAATGATATTGCAGAGATGCAGGATCGCCAGTCAGACTTCACGGCTCAGTTTAAAATACGCAAAACACGTGCCATGCGTGCGCTGTTTGAACTATCCGGCGAGGTTGGTGCTAATACTACATTCCCTTATGAAAAACAGAATTGTCGTTATGTAAATAGCGGTATTGAAATGATTACCGGCGGTTATATGATTCTCGACAAAGGGGACGATCAATATTATTATGCTTCTATTTATTCCGGTAACTTGAATTTTTTTAAAGAGATTGAAGGTAAAAAACTTTCTAATCTTACCCTTGCCGGCGCAAATCATACATGGGATGCTATAACCGCAGCAGCCAGTAATGCAGGGGATTTAGATTATGTTTATCCACTTTGCGAACCTTCAGACGACGGAGCCATATCCCCACTTACCGATGACGGATCGAGAGTTGAAATGTATGCCGGATGGATATGGCCATTTATTAAAGCTAAGACTATATGGGATGAGATATTTACAAACGTATCATTTACTTGTTTGGGGGATATCCTTACCGATCCAAAGTTCTTAAAGTTGTTCATGCCAATCGTTAATAGGTCAATAGGCAATACTATTCTTACTCAGTATTATTATGGACTTACTAATTCTGAAAATAAAAGTTATCCTTTAGCTTTAAATACACTACCCGGAGGAACACTTATTATTGGTACTCCGTTATTTGCTGGCGGTGTTTATCTTACTCCATTTACCGGGACTTATAAATTCAGCGTAACAGTAATAACAAGTATTTACTTATCAGATCCACAAGTTTATGTAAGAGATGGAATAACTGATACGGAACTTGTTACAAATTCTGATCTTACACGAACAATAGGATTCGTTACTATTTATGTTCACGAAGGAAGTTATACTGCATTATCCGGGGTAAGTTTAACATTTCTCGTTACTCCATGTCAGCTTTATTATTACGATATTCTTATAGTAGATATTAAAGCTACTGCAATCGGATACGCCTCCCCGGTTGTACCACATTTGAATCTTCCGGATATGTCACAGATTGATTTCGTGAAGATGATTTGTAATATATTCGGACTCATACCTGATACAACGGCAAGAGATAAGAAAATATTATTTTGGAATTATTCTGATTTGTACGATAATATTCCTATTGCAAGGGATTGGAGTGCATATCTATCCGAGCAGGAGGACGAGACTGAGTTCAAGTTTGGGGATTATGCACAGAATAACTATCTAAGATACAAAGATTCTGACGATGTAATTAAGGACAATGGTCGTGGTAATGTGCAGGTGAATGACGATACATTACCTTTAAATAAAGATATATTGGAACTTCCTGTATCTACTTGTGATGAAGTGACCGTTTTAACTGATGTGGACATTTCAAGAATTGCCTTTAATAAATATGATTCCGGTAGTGTAACTTATAAACAGGAAAATTCTATTGATCCAAGAATTGTCTATGTAGATAATTGTGCGAATACTAAAACTTTTGGATTACGGAATCAGTTAATTGGAGGTATTTCGTATGATACTGTTAGTCCCAGAAAAGCCAATTCATTAGAAGTTTCATTTTCTTATTTTGTTGCAAATTACGCATGGCTCTCACGGATGCTTACAAAGACTAATCTTCGCAGGGCAAAATTTAACCTTCCTGTCTATGAGGTTGCCGGGTTAAAACATTACATACCGATTTACCTGAATCAGTACAAGGCTTATTTTTATGTTAATAAAATTAACAATTACGTCCCGGGTCAACTTTGCACTATTGATTTAATAAAACTATGAGCTTAAGAACAATTTATATAAATATTAAAGGCAATCTAATTGAAAAGATTATCGGGGCCGTGCCTACTGAAAATAATTATACCGATGCTGATAAGTTGAAGTTAGCAAATATGACCGGCGGTGAATTAACTACGGAACAACTTAATTATATTGTTTCGCAGGTTCCACCGACTGATATAACGGGGAAAGTTGATAAGGTCACTGGCAGTGAATTACTTGCAACTACCGAGGCGGCAAAGATACACGCTCTAAATGCAGATAATCAAAGTTTGTCAGGATTAGAGGTGACAACTGCAAAGGGTACGGCTAATGGATATTGTCCACTCGATGCAAGTTTAAAAGTCCCGACTGCAAATCTGCCTGATACGATTTTAGGATCGGTTAATTATCATGGCATATTTAGTGCAGCAGGAGGTATCAATCCTATCGTTTCTCCCTTAGCGTTACAAGGAGACTACTTTGTTATTTCAGTAGGCGGGACAATCGGTGCAGTAGTTTATGCAGTAGGTGACTGGATTATTTACAACGGTACGACATGGGAAAGGGTCGATAACTCTGATAAGGTTTCGAGTGTGAATGGGGCGCAGGGAGCCGTTGTTTTGAATCAGGATAATATCGGCGACGGTACAACTTATAAGCAATATTCAGATACAGAAAAAACAAAACTTGCGGGGATAGCAGCAAGCGCAACGGTCGGGGCTGATTGGAATACTAATGTTTCAAATAAACCTACTATCCCGGCGGCACAGGTTCAGGCAGACTGGAACGCTTCTTCAGGTATGGGGCAAATCCTTAATAAACCCACCGTTGCGGCTGCAAGACTATTTGCAAATTTAGCGGGTCCGGTTGTTACTTCCGGCACTACTGAAAAAGTTTTACTTCAATTACAAATACCTGCCAATAGTGCTGTTATTGGATCAACTTATCGGGCATGGATTATTGGTAATTCATCTTCAACTGGCACGTTAATATTCAAAGTCAGATGCGGAGCTGGTGGAACTATAACTGATACTATTGATTGGACGGCAGTAACAAGTGCGGCTCAGGTAGCAAATGCAAGAGCGGGATTCGATGTATTAATAACTATCCGATCAGCAACTACGATAAAAGCAGAAGGAGTTGGTTATGCCGGAGCGGTTCAGTTGCCTACAACAATAGCAGCACCCACAGCTCCCGCGATAGCAATATCAGGAGTTTGGTATATAAACTTAACAGTCATTTGTTCAAGTGGAACCTTTACAGCGCAAGTTGCAAACATTGAAGAAATAAAATAGATCATGGCAGAAGAAAAGAAAACATATCTGGTAAACATTGAGAGCAATCTCAAAAAATATGCTGATGAAGCGGCGGCGGCTAAAGTAAAGGTTGATGAGCTAAAGGCTTCAAATGATTTATTAAAGAAATCAGGTCAAGAAAATACAGCGGAATATCAATTAGGTATTGCTGCTCAAAAAGCTGCTCAAAAAGAATACGCACAGACACTAAGAAATATTGGTGTTTTAACTTCTGCAAATAAAGAAAATGCGACCACAAGGGATAAGTTAAATGCAATAGTCACAATTGAGACGCAAAAATTAAAAGCTCTTGGTGATGGATATATAACAAATGCTGATGGATTAAAAAAAGTTAACCCCTTATATATCACACAAAAGCAAAATGTCGCAGCTGCAAATTTGGCAATAANAGAATATGACCAAAGTTTAAACAAAGGAGGCACAAATGTCGGTCGTTACGGCGCATCTGTTAAGGCTGCAATAGGTGAAGCTGCATCAAGTATGTTTGCTTTTGCTGCCCCGATAGCAGTTGCAACGGCGGCACTTAATGGATTAAAAGAAGCCTTTTTAGGAACAGAAGCAGGAGCCAAATTGCTGACAAGGGCAAAAACTCAATTATCCGCTTTCTTTGAGAGTATAATTACGGGAAAGTTCGGTTATGCTTTCGGGAAACAGCTACCAAAAGATATAAAAGCCGCTGCTGACTTGATGGACAAAATTCGCATAGATCAAAGAAATGAATTAGTGATAGTTGCACAAAAAGAACTTGAAATAAAAGACCTTAGATTAGAAAGCGTTAAGGCTGGAAAAGGAAGTGTAAAACAGGCGGCTCTTTTGGTTGAGGCACAGGAAAAAGAAAAAGAACTTATTGCCTATAAACTCGGACAAAAAGAAGAGGAGTTAACTGCCGTTAATATGCTTTTAGAACATCAAAAAACAAATACAGTTCTTTTGAATCAGCAGGCACAGCTTGAAGCAGAAATATTAAATATCAAAGGTGAGAAATCTTTACGCATGGCAACCAAACTCCAGGCTATTGAAGAAAAGAAAATTGCTGATGCTGCAAAAAAGTTAGAGCAAACCAAAAAACAAGACATAGATGCGGAGAAAGAAGCCCAGTCTTTTATTGACAAAGAACTGGCTCGAATGGATAAAGAGGCAGATGATAAATGGAATATGGAAGTTGACTTGCAAAGAAAAATATTTGAACAAAACAGAAAAGCGGGACAATCGGAATACGATGCAAGGATAAAACAAGAAGAAGCTCTTGCAGATGCTGTTATTAAAATACATGAATCAATGGAAGATTCAAAAATGCGAATAGCAGCATCAGCAACCGATTTCCTTAGTTCAATAGCTGGTAATAATAAAGCTTTACAAAATGCGTCTTTGATAGCTGATAAGGCTTTTGCAATTGCGCAGGTTGTTATTGCGACCACTAAAGCAAATGCCACTATTCGGGCAATGTCTGCCGCTTCCGTACTTCCGGGGCCGGGATATTTAGCAAGATTAGGCATAGCAATGGCAGCCGCACAGGCTCCAATTAACTTAAATAGGATAGCGGCGGTGGCAGATATAGCAGCTATAATAGCAGCAACAGTAGCGAGCCTTTCTAAGGGTTCTTCTGGCGGCGGGTCTGCTTCTGCACCAACTGCGATAACATCATCACCGCCAGCGCAACGAACATTAGCTAATCCAGTAGGATCAACGATTCTCACACAGCAACAATTAACACAACCTCAATTAAATGCAATGCCTAATCAGAACTCATTAACAGCGGATGATATTGCATACGCATTGAGTAAGATGCCGCCGCCGATAGTTACGGTTGAAGATATAAATGCAAAAGCAGCAAGTAAAAGAAAAGTCGAGGTCAGGGCAAACATATGAACAGGTTTAGCTATTTAAATGAAAATATAACCAGGATTAAGTCTGAGACGAAACTTGGTTTAATATCGACATCAATTTTAAGACACTATGCAATTTATTCGAGATATGATTATTATAGAAAACTTAATAATCCTGTTTGTCTGGCAGTCATTCTTACAAGTGAGAATCTGAATATTTGTCAGAGTGCTATATTTAAAATCATAAAAAAAATGGAGGAGTCAGTTTGAAGATAACGAATTGTCCAATAACAGGAAGTGGTAAATCTATTGAGTATCTTAATTTAGGCAATGTCCCGCTTGTTAATAATCTTTGTGCAACAAGAGAGGAATCATTTGCATGCGAAAAATTACCTTTGGCAATTCAATTATTTACTGAAAGCAACCTGACATGTTTAACTGAGGTTATAAATAAAGACAATCTATTCCTTAACTATCTTTATCGTTCAGGTGTAAATAAACCATACCTCACGCATTGCGCAAAGATGTATGATTATCTTTCCCGGATAATTGATTTTAAAGATAAAGATTTAGTCGTCGATATTGGAGGCAATGATGGGAGCCTATTGATTGAATTTCGTAAAGAGAATAGGAATCTTCATTATATTAATATCGATTGTTCAAAAAGTTTTATTGAAATAAATCAGGAAGCAGGAATAGAATATTTGAATGAATATTTTTGTGTCAATACTGAATTACCTTATAAGGCCAAACTTATTACTTCGACAAATGTATTTCAGCATACTGAACCTATTCGCTCATTCGTTCAGGGAATAGAAAAAAATCTATCAAACGAAGGTATGTGGTGCTTGGAATTTCCTTACTTACTTACAACTCTTGCAAATGATAATTATGACCAGGTGTACCATGAACATATTTATTATTATTGCCTAAAGAATATAATTGACCTATTGAATCAGGAAGGAATGAGAGTTATAAATGTTTCATATCACGATATGCACGCAGGCACATTACGAGTCTTGAGTGTAAAAAAATCATCACTCCGGCAACCGGATAGCACTATACTTTCATTTTTGAATCTTGAACGAACATTAACAGAGGAATATTGTATAAAATGGGGCAAAAGAACACATGAAAAGATCATTGAATTAAAAGAATTTGTTGAGAATCTTTCTCATAAAAAAAGTATAGCCTGTTTTGGTGCCGCCGCCAAAGGATGTGTATTTCTTAATTCATGCGGGATAGATTATAAAATGATTGAATTTATAATTGATGATACGCCTTTTAAGCAGGGTAAGTTCGTACCAGGTACGGGATTAGAAGTTGTAAGTCGTAATATTTTAAAGAGTGTTCACGTTGATTTTATTATCATCTTAGCACATAATTTTAAGGACTATATAATTAATTCACTCAAAGGTCAATACGACGGAAAGTTTATTGTAATGTTTCCGGATATAAAAATTATTTAAATATGAAATTACACATTATTTGCGCAGCTTACAAAAGAGCTATTCCTTTAAGGATTCTTATTGATAGCTTTTTAGTCCAGACAAATCCTAACTGGAAACTTTATATAATACACGATGGAGAAATGCCAACGAATGTATTAGACATAATTAAACAGTATAATGACGAAAGAATATCGTTTGAATATACTAAAACAAGAACGGCTCATTCTGGATTCATTAACCGAGATATGATGATAAAGAAAACTATCGGGGCCGATGAAGATTTTATAATGAGTACCAATGATGATAATTACTATCCTCCAACTTTTGTAGACGAGATGTTAAAGTTAGTAACCCCAACGGCCGGGATCATTTATTGCAATATGATCCATTCTCATTTCGGGTATTCTGTTCTTTCAACAATTCTGCAGGTCTATTATATTGATCTTGGAGCATTTGCTATAAGGCTGCCATTAGCAAAGCGAGTTGGAATAAAAGCTACAAGCGATATAGCTGACGGACTGTTTGTTCAGGATTGCCTTGCTGAATGTAATAGAACGGGAATGACAACTCATAAGACTGAAAAGATTCTCTTTATACACAATTGATATGAACTTAGTTGAATTAAATAATCAAAACGGATTGTTTCTGACAGATAAAGGAAGTATCCATAGCTATCTGAAATTTTACGATGCAATGTTTTTTCAGTTCAGAGATAAGGAAATTAATCTTTTCGAGGTCGGTTATCAATTTGGGGGTAGTTGTGAGTTATGGAAACAATATTTTCATTATGCTCATATCAAATCAATTGATATAAATAAATGGGAACCATATAATGAGCGAAACGAATTAAAACTTCATAATCAATTCATTGAACCAATAGGAAGGGTAAGTTTAGATTTGATAAATATAAATGATCTAACAGAAGATTATTTTAAAGATTTTCATCCTGACATTGCAATTGATGACGGATCTCATGTATTAGAGGATCAGCTTATTTTCGTGAAAAAAGTTTATCCGCATTTAAATAATGGAGGTTATTTAATTGTTGAAGATATTCAAAATTTGGAATTATCAATACCTGAGTTTAATAAATTAGGACTACATATAAATGTAGTTGATCAACGTGAAGTAACTGGTATTTATGATGATGTTTTTATATATTTCACAAAACCCGATATATGGAGTTTTAAATCTAAATAATATATGATAGCACTTATAACTCCGACCGGCGGCCGACCGATACAGTTTGATCTTTGTGCCCGATGGATGCAAAATCAAACATACAAAGGTGAAGTTCTTTGGATCATAATTGACGACTGTCATCCTGTGACAACAGATCAGGTCCCGGATAACTTTCGCGATAATTGGACAATTATAAAAGTTTATCCTACTCCAATATGGGCGGCAGGACAAAATACACAAGCTCGCAATATTGCAGCCGGTTTGAAAGTCCTGAAAGATTTTAAAGATATTGAAGCTATATTTATAATTGAAGATGATGATTATTACCGGCCTCGTTATCTGGATCGTATGATGGATAATTTTGGGACTTATTCTTTAATCGGAGAACGGAATACTATCTATTATAATGTGTGCTACCGGAGGCATGTAACTAATCCAAACACCGCACATGCAAGTCTTTTTCAGACTGCTTTTAAACCAGAACTCTTGCCGCTGTTTGAAGAGTGTTTGCCTAATAAATTTATTGATTCGGTAATTTGGCAAAGAGCTACTAATAAACATCTTTTTTATGAGAATGATCTTGCAGTTGGTATTAAAGGACTCCCCGGGCGTGGAGGTATAGGAGCGGGACATATAAAAGCATTTGTTATGCGAGATGATAGAAATCTAATATATTTACGGGCATTGCTTGGAAGCGATGCAAGTAAATATGAAACATACTATAAAGAGATTTCAATTAACAGACCATTATTTTATACACCATGAAAGATACTACAGGCATAGTTGTGACTCACAATACAAAAAAACTATTTCAGGAGGCTTATGAATCTATCAGAAAGTTCCATCCTGAGATGCTTATTATAATTGTTGACGGATCTGATCCGCATGATGAGTGTCGTGCTTATGTTGAAAGTCTGGCATCCCCTTATACTATGCTTATTTTATGCCAGACAAATATCGGTCATGGCAGGGGTATGGATTTGGCTTTAAAGCAAGTTCAAACTAAATACGCTCTTGTATTTGATTCCGATATTGTAATGATTAAAAGTCCTGTTCAGTCAATGATCGATATGATGGAACCGGATACATACGGCATAGGTTATACTGAAAAAACAGATATGGGAGGTTATGAATGGGGTGCAAGGCCGGAACATGCAGCAGAAGGTTTTATGTATATGCTACATCCGTTCTTTCATTTACTTCAAGTTGAAAATTATTTCAAATTTCATCCTTATGTTCATCATGGCGCGCCTTGTTTTTTAGCTGCAAGAGATATTCACCGGCATGGACTGACAGATAAGATAATAAAAGTATTGCCAGGATTAGGGCATACGGCAGGAAAAGGGTGGTGCTGGAATCCTGTAACTCCATTATGGATAATCCATAATACTGCCGGGACACGTAACAGCAGAAGGAATAAAGGCAAGACTGAAACAGAAGGTAACTGGCAAAGAACAGAAAATGAGAATATCAGTACTGGGACTCGGCCCCTCTTTAGAAAGTTATAATTCTGACTTTGATTTGTCAATTGGAGTTAATGACATTTGGCGATTTGTTAAGACTGATGTCGTTGTTTGTCTGGATAATCCTTCTGTATTTAAACCTGACCGATTAAAAGTAATAAATGAATGCACTCCTAAAGCTTTTTATAGCCAAATGGTCGTATGGGACACCCGAAAAGACTTTGTTAAGATCAATTTACTACCCGGTTATCCTGATAATATTGTTCAATTTGGCACTCCTTCACTTCATAAATCGCTTTGCAGTCCATTTGTAGCTTGTGAAATTGCTTATAAATATTACTTTGCTGATGAGATACACCTGTTCGGCGTTGATCTTATTAATCATCCCCATTTAGATCAGACTTTATGTAATAAAATTAAGATTCATTTTAAGAATTTAAAGGTCGCACTGAATCAAAAAGGGTGTGATTTAATCATTCATGGCGAGGGGATTCTGAAAAATATCTAATTACTATAAATTTACATATAGTAAATATTCACATACTTACATATATTAATTTATGTAATGGGTTTACTTTTGTAAAGTCTAATACATAAAATTATGAACGATACTTGGTGCAATGCGTACAACAATATGCCAGACAACGATAATTCTATGGAAGCTCTATTGTATGATCAGGGTTACGGTATAGCCATCGATACGTACCTTTATTATCAGGTCATGGGATGTGATATAATTTTCCCGTAAATGGAAGCCACCCTTAAAATTTATTCAGTTATCGGAACTAATGAAAATGAGTTCTCATCTGATAATCTCATTTCATTCCTTGACAGTAACAAAGAAGCTACTGACTTAAATATCAGGATTAAAAGTCCCGGCGGTAGTGTCCGCGAGGGATGGACAATTCATGATCTGTTAAAAAACTCCGGTAAAAAAATAAAGACTATTGCAGAAGGTGAGCTTTACAGCATTGCTACCGTGATATTTTTAGCAGGTAGTGAAAGAGAGATGTTCCCGAATGCTGACGGTCTAATTCACATGCCGCGAATACCTAATCCTGAGGGTGATTTTCAGGCTGCCGATCTTCGTGATATGGCCGAATATATGGACAAAGAGGAAACTAAGATTCTCAATTTATACATGGCAGTCACAGGAAAAGACGAGACTATGCTCCGGGAATACATGAATAAAGAAACAATGCTTTCAGCTCAGGATATGCTCACTCTTGGATTTGCTACAAAAATAACTGAACCACTAAAGGCAGTTGCATATTTTAATTATAAATCAGATAAAATGGAAAAAGATGAAGTAAAAACTTTTGGAGAGAAACTTGATGCTTTCGGAGAAACACTCAAAGCCCTGTTTTCTCGTCTCCCGGCTATGGATCAAACAATGAAAGATAAAGACGGGAAAGAATTTAAACTTGAAAAGGAAGCCGGAATGCCAGCCGTTGGTGATAAGGCTACCCCGGACGGAACCTTTGTAATGATGGACGGTAAAACGATTGTTATTGCAAATGGAGCAGTATCGGAGGTTAAGGAACCCGCTGCTGCTAAATCAGAACTTGAAATAGCAAATGAAAAGATTGCTGATCTCACTACAAAACTTGCTGATGCAGAAAAAACAAAAGCAGACACGGTAGCAGTAGAAGCATCCTTAAAAGACAAAGAAGTTAAGGCAGCTGCTTTAATTGAAAGTTTAACTGCACTAAAAAACACATGGAAGCCGGAAGGTCGCGCCAAGTTCAGTTCAGTTGAAAAGGTCGGGGATGTGAATCTTGACCAGGTAAGAGAAATAATTAAAAACCAAAAAAGTAAATAATCATGCCAACTTCCCCCTCGTGTGGACACACACTCAATCTCGACAATCTTCACTTTACCGCTGACGAACTCAGGTCGTTAAATGAACTTGTTATAACTGCCGTTCTTGAAGCTCCCGCGCTCACTGACTTTCATACCATTGTAACGGGTATTAAGAATGACAAACGAATCGGAATCATACCGGGAACATTCGGTCTTATCGGAAAAGCTGCTCAGGCTTGCAACCCGGTTGCTCAGTGCTATGAGAATACTGCTATTGAGAAAACATGGGAGCCAAAATATAAGGAAGTCATAATTGATATGTGTATTGATGAAATCACAAATTCATTGATGCGCCTTTATGTCGATTGCGCAAATCCTTATGATCTTACCAAGACTCAGATTTTTGCATTCATTCAGGATCTTCTTGCAAAGGATCTTCCAAAAATGGTACTTCGCACAGCTTGGTTTGACGATAAAAATGCCGCTCTATTCCCTGTTGGTAATATCACTCCGGGAACTGATGTCGGATTCTTTAACGTGATTGACGGATTCTGGGTTCAGTTTGCAGCTATTTACGCCGCTAACCCATTGCAGCTAAATGCACTTCCAGGGAACACTCAGGCAACTTATGCCCTCCAGCAGTCAGTTGCTACTCCGCTTTTGATGTACAATGCAATCAATTCACTTATTGATAATGCTATTTCTGAACTTGCTGCACAACCTGACAGGATTTTACTTGTCACCCGTTCAGTATTTGACAGACTCCGCAGACAAATTCAGGCTCTTGGAACTGCATTCCAGGACTATAAATTAATGACCAATGGCATTGAATTTGCAACATGGGACGGCATAAAAATCGTATCTGTTCCGCTTTGGGATCAATGGATCAGGGCTTATGAAGATAACGGAACGAAATGGAACGACCCGCACCGTGCAGTATATACAACTGTTTCAAACCTTAATATAGGTATGGCTTGTACTTCTGCATTTGAAAATGTAAATACATCTTACGATGTAAGAAGTCGTTATAACCGTATTGAAGCTACCGATGCTTTCGATGCAAAGATAATTGACGACCGTTTGTTAATGGTTGGAAGATAGGAGGTTACCATGACAATAGGATGTAACCAGATTATTGATTGTATCCTTAAAAACTGTGCGAATCTTGTGCCGGGGATTAAGGATAAGGCTTACTTTATTAACTATGAAGACGTTGATAAAGATTTAAGCGCATTTGATCCTTCTAATTCGCTGTTATGCACTCAACTTGTGTTAAAGACAGTGTCGCCTCCGGCGTATGCGTATTGTGTCGAAGGGTACAACTTCTCAAACGAACATAAGACTACAATGGTCAAAAAGACATATCAAAAAGTCTGGGATCAGGGATTTACTTTCAGGATATTTGATAATACCCCTGAGACAAAACTCTGGATTCAAAACGCCGTTGATAGTCGTTTCATGATCATACAGGAGAATAACTATAATAAAGACATTGCTCCACTGGCCGCCGGGAGAACTGTATTTGAGATACTCGGATGGGACTTTGGTCTTGAACTTAACGCCGTTGAACGCGATGCAAACTCTGACGAATTACTCGGAGGGTGGTTACTAACAGCTGGATGTTCTGATAAGTTAAAAGAATCTTTACCTCCGCTTGCATATTTTGTAGGCGGAACATTGACCGCTACAAGAGCAGCCCTTGCCTCAATGGTTGCTCCTTGTTGCCCGTAATCGAGTGAGGGGTAATTCCCTCACTTTATTATGTTAATTGATGAGATACAATCGTTTGCTCGTGATTTTATAAATGTCAAATCTTTTCGCACATCAAAGCGAAAAGAAAAGATAAGAGAGGCTTATAAATCACTTACAGGCGAAGAAATAAAAATAACATGTAACACTTGTTATATTGAAGCATTACTTATAATTATAAATAGTAAAAAAATGGCAACAAGAAATTATGAATTAAAAAAAGGTGTTCTTCTCCAGGCTTTTGGAGACGCATCAAAGACTTGTACTAATGATACACTGACGGATGAACTTGCAGAATGGTATTTGAAAAATTATCCTGAGAAAGCAATATATTTTTCAAAGATTCTGACTGCTCAGGTAGTTCCTGAGATTAGAATTATACCCCCGTCAGTTCCTAACGTAAAACCCGAACCTGAAGTAAGTATTGTAGCAGATACGTTGATACAATCTGTTACCCAATTACCTAAGAAATCAGTCAAGACATTTAAAGCTAAGAAATAATGCGAGTATCCGCTACGAAAACAGCCCAAAGGGTAGAGCGGAACTCTTATATTACTTCCAAAAGAATAAAAGGGTATGGTCTGAATAACGATTATCCGCAGAAGATTTTAGAGATTGTAAATAGTTCCGGTACAGGTCGGGTCTGTATGGATATTTACGTTAAGTTTGTCGAGGGCGCAGGATTCGCAGATCAGTCGCTTGCCGATACAATCCTTAACTCCAAAGGCGAACGGTCAAATTCACTACTTCGTAAATTTGCAAAAGACCTTAAAAACTTTAACGGCTTTGCATGTCTTGTTAAATATAATGGCATGGGATTACCGGAGGAGTATTTTAATATCCCTTTTGAACATTGCCGGATAGAAGTAATAAACAGAGAATATACTGGTAAGATTGCTATTTATCCCGACTGGACTGGTATTTTAGGCAATCCATTCAGGATGCAAGATGTTAAATTCATCAACAGATTCAATCCGAAGACTGTCATTGCAGAGATGACCAAGGCCGGAGGGCCGGAAAACTACCTCGGACAAATACTTTACTATACCGTCGACGGTGATTTTGAATATCCCCTTTGTCCCTTTGATCCGATTGTGACAGACATGCTAACAGAGGAAAGTGTTTCAACCGTTAAACACCGAAATGCAAAACATAACTTCTTATCTGCCGGGATGCTTATACGCAAAGGTATTAAACCACGTACACTCGCAAGCGGGGCCGTTGATCCTAACGATCCTTATAATCAGCAACAAACAGTAAGTGCTGATGAAATTAAGAAATGGCAAGGTGATGATCAGGCATGTAAAATAATTGTGATTGATGTCGATGCAGATGAGGAAGCTCCTGAATACAAAGCATTCACGGCGAATAACTATGATCGTCAATATGAATTAACTGAAAGAACTGTACAGCAAAATATAGCAGGCATGTTTAAAGTTCCGCCTGTTTTGCGTGGTGTTGATATTGGTAATGGATTTGGAAGTGATCTTTTGACAAACGCCTACACTTTTATGAATAATATCTGTTCGGACGAACGGCGCATGACAGGAGAGATATTTAAAATATTACTGGAATATTACACTATTAAGTTTACTGATTTTTCGATTAAACCAGCAGAATATGTTGCTCAAACTCAAACAATATGATTTCACTTGTAACATTAACCGATCTGCAATCGCTAAAATATATTTGCGATAGTGTCAAAAATTCTACCTCATGGCCTCACTTTGTTTCTGAAGCTGAATTATTTGATATTAAGGTATGGCTCGGTGATGGACTTTTGAATGAGATTGTCGGACAGGCTTCGCCCTCTCCGCAGAATATTTCAGTAGCAAATCAATTATTGCTTGACGGAGGAACTTATACTTATCAGTCAAAAACATATTTATTTCAAGGACTTAAAAACTGCATTATTTACTACGCTTTTGCCAGGTTCACAAATCGGACAGCATTTAACTATACCGCTGCCGGAATAGTTGTTAAAGATTCAGATCTTTCAACTCCCATCTCGGATAAAGTCATGCAACGGCTTGAGACGGAATCCCGGTTAATGGCCGATGCGATTCAATGTGAAATAATAACATTTTTAAACCGCAATTATACTAATTATCCTTTATGGCGTAATGGCAATGGGGTATGCGGAAATTCTTGTGGCGCAAACGGACGAATACAATTAATTGGTGATTAATATTTAAAGCTATGAATACAAATATGGGTAATATCATTTCACAGAAACTTATTGACGTTTCTTCTGTGGATTATACTGATGAAAATGGTTTTTTCTTTCGCTGTCAAACAGCGGGTAATATTAAACATTGTGCCTTAAATGATGCCGATGCACTTGCCGTTATTGATGCCTTCGACGCATCCCCAAAATTTGATAATCCAGAGGTATGCCGTAAAATATTTCATACAGGAACTACAGCGGCTCTGATTTACATTGGCTATGGAGTGTAATCATGGGAATACGATTAAGAATCGGTGGGCTTAAAATTGGCTCTTCGTCGAGTGGTTACTGGACGCAACTATTCAATGACACTCCCGATGGTGGCACGACTTATTTACGTAAGGTAGTAAGGATGCAAGGGGTTAATGAAATTTACAGTGTTGATATTCGACTTACTGAATCACCGGGATTTAATGGAGTTGAAAATATTGATTTTGTAAGTATTTACAGTAATGAAATTTGGACACAGGATGTATTTGATCGTGCTAATGGTGCGGTTGGGAATGATTGGGTTGGTTCAACGTGGACAATTGTAGATGGCAAAGTAATCAATACACCTATTGAGGGAACAGAGAAGTTAACAGCTGGTTCAGGTGCATTTGAAGGTACTTATGTTGCTGGTTTAGCACCGGGTTGGACAAAAGTAGGAACACCTACGCTTTCAGAAGAAGTGGGTGTAACAGGTAAGGCTCAAGGAATAACCGATGGTACTACTGGTAATTCTGTTACTCGAAGTGCATTATATGTATCTAACACATGGTATAAATTGGCTGGCTGGGCTAAACTTGTTTCGGGGCCACAATATGCCTATTTTAGATTACTTACAGGGCTAATACCCGCTTCAGACAGTGTTTTGAGGGTTAGTAGTACAATTTTTTCTAAGCTTTTATATACATATAGAAGTCTCCTTGATAATTATTCTTCTTTAACTTTATATTCACCGGCAGGAACATTATGTGCCTATGATGATATAAGTGTAAAACCTTTAACAACTTCTGAATTATTTTTATCACGTACTTGTTCTTACGTTGACAAGTTGAGAGTCAGGGTAGAAATAAAAGTGACAGACAGAGCAGAAGGTGGGATATTTATGTGTATGGATGATGTAGCAAATCCGCTGAATTATGTGTATGCAATTGTAAGGGATAATTATAAATTTAGAAGTGGAGATGTTACTTTATATAAGTGTGTAAATGGCACACATACACTTCTAAAAACAGGAACGGTAATAACGGCAGACTTCCGTAGTTTAGAAATAGTAAGAAAAAACAGTACAACGGTTGCTGTTTACTACGACAATACACAAGTCAGCACTGATGCAACAATTGATGATGCTTCTATTGTAGACAATACAAATGTTGGTTTGTTTTCAACAGATGTAGGTAACCAGTTTAAAAACTTCGAGGCTGTACATATCGAAACGCAAAAACACGTGCCGAGTGGTACACTACTTTATACTTTCGTTGAAGCGTCTGACATTCATGTAGGCACCGTAGGAGCGTGGAATGCAGGAGAACTTGATGCGTTGGTTACTCAATTCAATACAATAAATCCTGATGCAACTTTACTTTTAGGAGATATTACTGACCATGGGCTACAAACAGAAAAAGACACCTTTGATGCCTCATTCGATAACTTAACAAGTACAAAAATTGAATTAGAAGGCAATCATGATGCTAACGCAGGGTTAGATTTGTTCCCGCATAATTTCGTTTATAATATTGGTGATTTTACACTAATAGGTTTTCATACTGTTCAACCTAATGAGATCGGGCCAAACGGACAGATTGAAGCAGCTGAGTTGATTTGGTTAGAGGCTCAAATGATAGCAGCAACGGGGAAGATTATATTATTCTCGCACATTCCAGTATGGAATCCATTGATTGACGAGGCTGGTGTAGTTCGTTTCCATATTGAATCTGGTTACGGTCAGGAAGAACTCATGGCATTATGTGAAGAATATGGAGTTAAAGTTGTGTATTCTGGTCATAATCATCTAAACGGTGGAGAATATAATGTTCAGAATGGAGTCGCTTACTATACTGGAATGGATTGTCAGAGTCTCTATCATGGATTTCAGGTATTGAAATTTTATAGTGACAGGATTAATTTAATGAGGTATAATGCCAGAACTCCTTTCACTCAGTATGGTGATAATATGGGAATTAATACATGGTTTTAATATAAAAAGATATGCAATATTATATCTATTCCGAGGGTCAGTTTAAAGTAGCCACAAATCCGGTTACGGGTACTCAATGCCGTACAGGACAACTCAATCATTTGTTTGTTGAGCAAACATTTACTGATGGTATATGGGTTGACTTAGCAAGTTATCCTGACGTTGCAGGTACAGGATGTAGGTTTCGTGAGGGTGCAAGAGGCGGTGCTTATGTTGTGGATGTTGAATTGGAGGTTGCTGGGTTTTTACTTGCAGAGAATGACGGATGGGAAAATATTGGGGGAGCAGCACAATTAACAATTCCAGTTGTTTCAAGTGCAGTAATAGAAGCGGCTACTCATACATTAATAGCAATAACCTTTGATACAGCACTGGACGAAGCTTCCGTACCCGCTACGACTGCTTTTGTACTGGCAGGGAAGACTATTTCTAATGTTGCTATCTCTGGCGCGGTTGTCACTCTTACGGTAACTCCGGGTTATATTTCAACTGATGTAGTGACTGTAAATTATACAAAACCGGGAGCTAATCCATTAAAAGAATTGACAACAGGCGGAGAAGTAGCATCATTTACAAATCAGGCAGTTACTAATAACTCTGCTAACTATTTTGTAACTACATGGCAGACGGAAAATGCAGGATCAGCAACTAAAACAATTGTAGTGCCAACGACAGGAGTAGGATATGACTTTTATGTAGATTGGAGCGATGGAGGCGCAGAGGCACATATAACAGGAACTGCGCCAGCAACGACTCATACTTATGCAACTACAGGGGTAAAAACAGTTATGATCAGAGGAACTTTCCCACGAATGGCTTTTGCTTGGGGAGGGGATAAAGCTAAAATACTCACTATCGCTCACTGGGGTGATATTGCATGGAGTGGTAGTTTGACAACCGCTTTCACCCAGTGTACAAATTTAACAGGAACATATACAGATTCACCAAATTTCTCTGCTGTAACAGACACGTCCAATATGTTTTTTGGTTGTACAGCTTTCAATTCTCCTGTTAATTTCAATACCGCTAATGTAACGAACATGTATGGTATGTTTGCTGGTTGTGCAGTGCTTAATCAGAGTGTGGCCAGTTTTAATACAGTCAAGGTAGGGAGCATGAATACTATATTTTCCGGTTGTGCTGCCTTCAATCAGGACGTATCTGGGCTTAATGTTACTGCAGTAACAGATATGACTAATATGTTTAACGGTGCAAATGCACTTTCAACAGCTAATTTTGATGCTTTGTTGATTTCGTGGGGAGCACAGGCGGTTAAAAATACAGTAGCCTTCCACGCAGGAGACGCAAAATACACAGCAGGAGGGGATGCAGCAGCAGCAAGGGCACACTTAGTATTAGCAGTAGCAAGTGGTGGTCATGGGTGGACAATAACTGACGGAGGGGCGGCTTAAATTAGTGGTTATTGTACGCAACGCAACGAAAGAATGGAAATGACAAGCAAAAAGAACGGAACAACAAATAGAAATTATCATAAGTGCAGTAAGGAAGAAGTAATTGATCGCATGAGCCTTATACTTGTTGGTAATGGTCATCCAGAAGAGGGACTTGCGTTTCGATTTAATGAGTTTATGTTAGATCATAAACGAGTTGTTGATACCATGGCTGAAATTAAAAGTAATATCAATAAGGCTATTGAATCGGCAGGAACAGCGGCACGTGCTATTGAACTTTATAAGGCAGAGGAAATAGTTAAAGACACAACTAAGAATGATATTGAAAAAAAGCAACTTATAGCCGATGAGTTAAAAGCAAGGATAAAGAAAGAACTTGAAGATCGTGAGTTACTTATAGCTAATTTAAAAGCAAAACGAGTAAACGATCATTGGCAGCGTATAATATGGATTATAATGGCCGTGATTGCAGTATGCAGTATCTGGGTAGCAATATATCTCAATAACAAAAGCATCATTAAACAAGTTGAACAAAAAGAAGGCGTGTCGAAAACTACTCGAGGAGGTTATGTAAAATATATCGATCAGGGATTTATTGATTCCGTAAAAGTTAAACAAGTTACAAAAGATACTATAAAATGAGGTGGAAAAGTAATATACAGGAATACAGAGAAGGGGATAGGTTATTTCGCAAGCATAGACAATGGCTTATAATCCCTAAAAAGATAGGACGTGACTATCGTGCATTTGAATGGGCGGAATGGCTTGAATCAGCAGAAGAAAAGAAAGTCGTTGAATTGCCTGAATGGAAAGACGAAAAATGGTTAAATTGAAATGAAGCCCGACATTCCATATAGAAATTGCGCAAAATGTACGCACATTGAAGATTGTCCGGAACCTGTTGTATTATTAAATGGGTCAAATGACACTCCGAATTTTTGTCCTAAAAAAGATGAGGTTATAATGACAAAAAGAACGCAACCGCAAAGATAATGAACGTAGTTATTTCCCGCAAATATAATTTTTCAGAGACACAAGGACTCTGGCTTGTTCTGGATGAGAATCAGATCATTTATAAATGTGTTACTATTGAATTGCCAAAGATTAAGATCCCATATCAGATAAATGCCAGATCAGTCGACTGTATCCTTGAAGGGACTTATCCGGCTGAAAAATACTACTCTCCGACAAAAGGGTTAGTCTTTTTATTAAAGAATGTACCGGACAGGGATGAAGTGGAAGTTCATATTGGCAACTATGTTGCGGGATTAAAATTGGACTCAAGGGGGTGTATATTACCAGGCAAATCATTTGAAGACCGGAACGGTGACGGGTTTATAGATGTGATTGATAGCAAAAAGACAATGGACGAATTGCGGGCGTTAATGCCATCATTTTTTAATATATATATATTATCATGAAAGCAAACTTTCTGGAAGAATCAAATGGCAATAAATCTAATAGCCGGTTAATGGCTGATATTGCTATTTTAACAGCTCTTCTTTTCGCCGGCATGCTTGTATATATCGGAAGTCGTGCAGCAACACCGGACATTGTGGCAATAGCAGGAGCAGCAGGCCTTATCTTTACAACAATAGCAGGTCCGGCAATGCTATTCCTATTCTCACAAAAGAAAGAAGAGGGTAAACAAGCAGAGGTTAAACAGAATCTTACTGCCAAAATTGAGAACCCTGATAATAAAAACTTAACTGATATAAAAACATTATGAAAACTAAAATCGTTTTATTGGCATTTTTAAGCCTGTTTGCGCTATCGTGTGTAACGCAGCGTAGATGTATCACTAAGTTCCCTCCGACAACAACAATTGATTCTGTGTATATCGAGAAGGTCAAAGAAGTACCTGTTTACATACCGGGTGACACTATTAATATAATAGCACCTGTTAATTGTCCCGATCAGGATGTGGCAAGTATTGAAAACTCGAAACTCAAACAGCAGATTAAAATCCTAAATGGCAAGTTAATTTCAAATACAACAATTAAGCCGGATACAATAAAAGTTACTGTTACAGAAACGGTGACAAAAATTAAAGAGGTTATTACACTCCAGCCGGTTAAGTTTATCCCAAAGATTTATAAAAGCGCATTGATAATCTGTATAGTGATCTTTGCCGGGGTTTTCGCATGGTTTGGGATAAAAGTATACAAGATGTTCAAACCAAAGATATAAGGGTTTTTAGAGTTTTCATTTAGTTTAATTTTGAGAGGGTACGGATTCGATTCTGCACCCTCTTTTTTTTTGGTTGTTAATAAATATATTTGTATATCAATTTTATATCGCTTACTTTTGGTTTCATAAAATGTGATTCGAAGCACAAATAAATTAAAAACTTAAAAGCTATGAGGTAGATTAAGAACCAACAGGGCACTAATTCACGCAGGTTTCTTGTCTGATGAATGTAAGGAAATCAGATGTGAGCCGAATAGCCGGCAAAGTTAAGTTACATGGTGAAAGCCCGCCAGATAGATGACAGCCCCTCCATATAGCGAGGGGCTTTTTTATTGTCAAAATCCGCCAAAAGTTTTACATCTGCACGACAATGAGTTTTTATAACCTCTGCAATAGACTATTACTTAACTGATTAGATAGTTTTCATTTAATATATTTGTTTATTAAAAATATTCAGTTTACATTTGCCTTTGTGTTGGATGAGAGCACGGTCATAAAGATATTGGTAATTACCTTTTAACCCCGATTGAACTCATCCTTCTTTCGGGGTTTTAAATTTATAATAATGGATAGAATTTGTATAAAATGCGGAAAATTGAAGCCGGAAAGTGATTTTAGGCAAGGCAACCGATGTAAGCAATGTATAAATACCTATAAACGAAACAGAAGGAAGTTAGGACTTGAAAAGAGATATGACAAAACAAAAGGAATGTGGACGTGGTGTAAAAATAATGAAGAAAGAAAACAAAGAATTAAGGCGACTAATGATAAGTATAGAAAATCACATACTGAAATCAACAAAGAAAGAGAGGCAAAATACCAAAAAGAATTACATAGTCGATATGTTGTAAGGTTGTTAAAGAAAAAAATGAAATTAAAAGCAGAAATTATACGAAAATATCCTGAATTAATTGAATCATATACATTCCAAATAAAGGTAATACGTTTAATTAAAAGTAAATATGAGAACATTAAAACCCCTTAATCAGAAAGACGTTTATAATGCCTTTGCTGAACTTTATGAAAAAATTATGAATGATGAAGTCGTTGAAGATAAAGCAGAAGGAGCTATGAAAGCACTTTGTGGAATGAACCAAACATACATAACAGAGATTAAAAGAAATGAGTTTGCTATGAAGTTAAGGGAGTCGGGGAATAAAGATAATCAAATAAAACTGCCTCTTTTCGGTAACCCCTATGAAGTTATTGATGAAATAAATAAAGAGAATGAATTTAAATAGGCTATTTTGACACAGTTTAGCCGGTATTGATTATATTGAATACAAAACAAAAACAGAGCAGGATGAGAAGGCTTGGTAACGATAAACAAATCCAAACAACGTGCGAAAACTCACGATTTGGTCGGTGATACTTTAAGAGTTCAATCCAACCCTTACCGATAGGGATGCCTTCTTTCCTGAGTGCTTTTAAAGCAATACGGATATAATCACCGAATAGAGGTGGTATGTATTAAAGAGTAAAATGAGGAGGCTTTTAAATTTATATAATGCAAACAATTATTTATATGGGTATTGTTTTTAACGAACCCATTTATCCGACAAAGAATCATACGTATATCGGTACTATTTGTTCTAATAAGGCACAGAAATTAAAGTTACAACCCTGCGAAATTTGCGGAGCAACTGAAAGTATAGAAAAACATCATGAAGATTATAGCAAGCCTTTAGAAATTCGTTGGCTATGTTCAGTTCATCATTTAGACATACATAAGATGTTCAGGCAAATGAAGCGCAAAAAGACCTTAGAATTATTCTAAATTAAACTCTTTTTGAAAAATAACTGATATTTTGTATTGTCAATTCAAAATACAATATTACATTTGTTACATAAATAATTTAATCAAATGAAAAACGACAAAAAAACAATCAGGCTTAATTTTGATATTCCACTTGAATTGAGTCTCAAAATTGATAAGCACCTTATTAGTATCAGACAGGTTGGAGTTACTAAATCAAAAATAGAACTCCTTACTGATCTAATTGAGGTAGGATTAAATGAGGCAAAAGAAATAATAATATGAGACTTAATAATATCTCCCCCGAAACGGTATTAACGCACCGGAAGAATATTTATTCGAAATTGAATATTCATAAGCAGTTTGAATTAACGTCATGGCTTGTAATCAGGTTTTTTAATAGAAACGTAGCATGAGTATAATCTATCTAATACCCGTCTGTTTTGTGGTCATGTGCATCATCATGATCTTGTTACCAAGTGTCAAACCCTTTGATAAAACGAAATGATATGAAAGACGATTATACCGGAGACGTAGCTATTGACCTTATTAAATTATACTGTTTAAACTAAACTAAATGAAAACAAAAGAAGATAGGATAAAAATGATAATTGAGTATGCTAAAAAAGTTATACAATATCCTCCAGAGTCAGAAAATTATGATCCTGTAGATTTAATGAACTTGAAAAATTGTATTGAATTATATGAAAAAAAAGAATTATGATCGACACATTAATCATCCATCAACCCAGCGATCCTTATTCAGATTGCGATTTCCGAAACACAGAAGAGCCGGAGAGATTTGAGAACCCTTGCCCGGTATGTGGCTTATCGCTCGACTATGAGGGTAAGATAATAGACATGTGCCATTGTGTTGAACAGGTTGAATTGGCACGTGAAATGGCTGAACAGGCAATGAGTAGATTAAAGCCTGTTAGTATGAAAATTATTGAAATAACCAAATAAAAACTATAAAATGGAAACTATTGAATTTGTAAAGACAGAAACGCAATTAGTAAAAATCAAAGCATCTGATTACGGATTGGAGGAAAGTAAGGCAAAAGAGATTGAGGCCTTATTTATTCCGATGCTATCTAAAATGTCTGAACTTGAAAATGAATATAACGACATTTTGCAGAATGAAATCAATCCTGAGACATGCCAGAGGGCAAAGGATTTAAGATTGAGTTATGTAAAGATCAGAACCGGCACGGCTGAAATTCACAAAAAGGCCAAAGAGTTTTATTTGAACGGAGGCCGTTTTGTTGACGGTTGGAAAAATGCACAATTATTTGCATCCGGTGAAAAGGAAAAAACGCTCAAAAACATTGAAGATCATTTTGAGAATCAGGAACGCGAACGCTTCGAAAAATTAAGGGTTGGCCGTCTTGAATTACTAAAACCTTATACTGAAATCGAACCTTTGGCACTTGGTCGCATGGAGCAGGATGTATTTAATAATTACCTGACAGGCGTTAAAGTCGCACACGAGCAAAGGATTGCAGCCGAAAAACAAGCAGAAGAAGATCGCATTGCAAAAGAAAAAGCAGATGCAGAAGCAAGAGAAAATCAGAAACTTGAAAATATCAGACTGAAAGAAGAAGCGATTGAAAAAGAACGTCTGGTAGAAATTGAACGTAAAAAGAACGCTAAAGTACTCGCTGATCAGAAAGCAAAGACCGATAAAGAACGTGCTGATTTACTTGCAAAAGCCGAAACGGAACGTAAAGAGAAAGAACGTCTGGAATCAGAACTTGCAGCAAAAATAGCAGCAACCGAAAAATTAAAAAGGGATGCTGAATTGAAATTACAGGCAGATCAGAAAGCCAAAGCGAAAGCAGAAAAGACCGCTAAACTTGCACCGGATAAAACAAAATTACTCGCATTTGGTCAGGCGTTAAATAACATACCACGCCCTGAAATAAAGTCTATTGAGGCTGCTGTAATCATGTCAAGCATTAATGGAATGCTTGTAAAGTTGAATAACTACATAGTTGAAAATGCTGATAAACTTTAAAAGCTGAACAGGCAATGAGCAAGCTACAAAAGATAGATATTGAAGTAAGAGAACTAAGTAAAATCTGAAATGAAAAAAGAATATTATTTCAGAATTAAGTGCTCGCAAAAAGAGTGTAATGAGACTGGACTATATACAGCGACTACACAAAGAGAACTTTCTGAAAGTAGACAAAGGAATAAAACGTGGACTTGTGTAAGGCATAGTCAACCAGAGGAAGTATTAAGTATTACTAATCTTAAAACAGAAATAAAATTATTTTGTACAGAAAAACAATATAGTATGGAAGTTATTAATTTCTGGAAAAAAGAAATAAATCTTAAAACTGATAAATTAGAGAGCGGATTTCAATACGGTAATGGATATAAAACATTTGCACAAGATTTTCCTAAAGGAACCGTCCTTAAGGTTACTGCTGAAATTATATTACCAACAATAGAATAATGTACAAATAAAAACAATTAAATAAATAATTAAAACTAAACTATTATGAGCAGATCAAATCCAAAATTACAGAACCCATGTCAGATGTTTATTGATTATAAAGGTGACAAGGGACAATTCTTTTTCTATGATAAAGAGAAAGAGATGCAGATTGAAGTTCAGACACCGATTTATTTTGTTGTGCTGGATGAACTCTCTACAATTACCGGATATTCAAAAAAACATGATTGCGGTATCTATTCCAATGAAGTGAATAGTACGGTAAACGAAATTTTGAGAGTAAAAACTTTCAAAGGTGGTGAGAACATTACCGGTAAATATGCTGATGTACGTGATTCTATTGTCGCTCTTGGTGGCAAGTTCACAAAGTCAGTTTATGCTATGCTTATCAGACAAGACGAACAGCCTATCATGGTAAACTTTAAATTCAGGGGTGCTGCCTTTGGTGCATGGCTTGAAAAGAAGTTTAACCCGGATAATTGCGTGGTTGGTATTACTGACTTTGTGGAAGAAAAAAATGGAGCGACAACTTATCAGGTTCCTGTTTTCAAAGCTTTTAAATTACTTCCTGAAATCAATGAACAGGCTATCGTTTTTGATCGTCAACTCCAGGAATATCTTAAAGAATATAAATCTCAGCAACCAGAGAAAGAAATCGCTAAAGCAGAAACTGTAATTCAACCTAAAGACGAATGGCAGGGATCAGCAAATAAAGAAGCCATTGTCAATAAGGCAAAAGAACAGGAACAGAATGATGAACTTTCTGATTTACCCTTTTAATCATGGAAAGCGTAATTAGTACAATCAGTGTGCTACCTTCAAATAAAGAGCAGGTAGCACTGTTTTCCCGGACTCTGAAATATGAAATCCTGGCAAATGATAAGAATCCCCTTCCTACATTAGTACAGTTAAAATGTATTGAGAAAGCCATTGCAGAAGTTTTAAAAGACGAGGAAGTTGATCTGCATTTTTTAAAGGAATTTCTTTTGTATGACAAAGATGAAAAAGTTATTGTCAATGGCGCAACTCTCTCGCAAAGTGAAGTTGGTGTAAAATATCTCTATGAAGATTGCGGTGATCCTGTATGGTTTGATCTTGAAAAACAGATAAGCGAACTTACTGAGAAGCGGAAAGAACGGGAGAAATTTTTACAAAATATTCCATACAATAAGGGAACCGCTGATCCTGAAACCGGGTTATTTATTACCCGGGCTCCGAAAAGTTCTAAAACGAAAGTGATCGTAAAACTTTGAATATAAAATAAACTGGATCATGAAAGAAATAGAACTAACTCGAGGCAAGGTTGCATTAGTTGATGATGAAAATTTTGAATATTTGAATCAATGGAAATGGATGGCAAGGGAAAGTGGTAATAATTATTATGCTGTAAGAGGGGTGAGAAAAAACAGAAAACTTCAAAATATTGCAATGCACAGAATAATAATGAATACTTCTAATGAACTTCAGGTCGATCATATTGATCATAATGGATTAAATAATCAAAAATCCAATTTAAGAAATTGTACAGAGATCCAAAATTTAAGAAATAGGATTCCATATGGTCGTTCAAAATATTTAGGAGTGTCAATGGAAAAATTACATTTCCGTGCTCGAATTTCAATTAATAACAAAAGAGTTCATTTAGGTTCTTTCCAAAATGAAATTGATGCAG